AATCCTTCCACCAGTTGCTTGCTGAATGGCTAGGGTAAGTTCTGCAATCGTATCTCTTACCTCACCGAGATTCGCCCTTGAGAAAGAGCGTCCAGCTATCGAATAGCTTGAACCCGCCACCGCAATCGCTTCAAGACAAGTGATATATTTATCACGCAGAGAAGTTAGGGTGGTGAGGGGTAGCCCAATAAAATCACCCTTCGCCATTCTCAACCTCCTCTGTCAAACTTGCGGGTGAGACTTTCAATCGTCCATAAAGTGCCGCACCAACAATGTTCATACACTCGCAATCCATTAAGTGATTATGCTTTCCGACTTGCTTCCACACAAGCCTTTCCCTTCCAGTCATAGGATTTTTCACTCGCACCTTCACCTCTGCCTCAATATGAACCTTCCAGACATCAGGCGTGTCTAGGGCGATGTAGCCGGGTTCTTTGATTAGATTGGATAGGATGTCTTTGATGGACGGGTTCGACCAACGCCAAACCGGGCAGAACTTCCACTTCCATCCCGCCTTCGATTGAACTGCCTTACCGCTAAAGGGGTCTCCATTGGCAATTCGAGCGTATGGGCGTTGTAGTTTTTGCTCGCCCACAATTTCAGAGAAGCTAGTGCGGTCTGAACCGACCAACGCCATCCAGCCATTCTTACAACAATTATAATAAACATCTCTAGTTTGATCGCCCGAATCGCAGAAAACACACTTTGACTCAACGCCAAACTCCTCTGCTTTGGCTTGAATGTCTCCCCAAGTCTCAAGCCGTCCAGCCCATACTAGCCTAGATCGTCCCTCTAAATCCCAAGCCCTAACAACGCACCAAGCGTGGAAACCGCCCGCCTCTTGAATGTCGCAAGACATAATCAATTTCTCATTTATCCGAACCTCGCCCATCTTGTAATCGCCAGCCACAATTTCCATCTTCTCGCTTTCGTGTTCCATCCAAGGCTCGGCTAGAACTCGGTTCACGAAGTCTTGTAGCCCTATGATTCCATTGTGCTTATCTTGCAGAAACTTCACCGCCAAGCTACCAAAGCTAACCCAAGGGGCATATAGGCCATTCAAATGATAGGAGCGTCTTGCTGGTTCTCCCTTTAGATTGGTTGCCCTCCACTCGCCCTCTCGAAGCATCTTGGTTTTCTGTCCATCTGTAATCTTTTCTTTGCACTCCTCGCACTCGTAGTAGGTCGATGATTTCACCAGCTTAAAATCATAAACTCCATCCTCGATCTTGGCCTCCTCGTCCCACTTTACCTGCCCCCAAACTAGCTTCTGCTTGTGGCCACAATGAGGACAAGGAACAAAGTAGAAACGCATATCGCCCTTTTGCCACTCGCTCCAAATGATTGAGTCGGCAGTTGTCGGTGTGCTGGTTGCTATGATGAGGTGGTTTGGGTAGGTGCTTACTCGTGCCTCTGCTAATTGAACTGGATTTGCTTCTCGTCCCGACCCTGCTTGCTCTGGGAACTTGTCTACCTCATCCATACAGAGCAAAGCAATCGAACGACTGGAAAGAGCAGAGGGGCTAGTGCCAGCCCACCATACCGAGCATCGCTTGAAGTGTTGCTCTAGGATTTTTATTTTGTCGGTGTTGTCTGGCTTCTCTTTCGCTAGGGCTGGGCAATCGTCAATCATTGGCAACCACCTAGTTTCTGTGAATGATCTAGCCAAATGCTCTGATGGCATTACCCACAAGGCGGGGCAAGGTCGCTCGGCTATTCGATACGCTAGGCCAGCTAGAATCGTTGTGGTCTTGCTTGTTTGCGCCCCCCATACCAGCACCACCCTACGAATCGAATCATCGCCAAAAGCCTCTAGCGGTTCACGGACATAGGGTGTGAGGGTTGTCGAATACGCTCCGGGTATGTTCGTAACTCTTGCCGAAAGGGTTAAGTTTTTCTCTGCCCACTCTGGGATTGAGAGTTGTTCCCTTGGCTCAAACAATAGGCGAGCGAAATTCTTGGCCTCATCAATCTGGTTCATCTTTTAACCAGATAATCTTTTGCATACGCCCAAGCTGGGTTCATGTGGATTTGATGATGGCACTCGAAGCACACCGCCAAGAAAAACTCTACCTCGTTAAGCCTATCCCCGAACCTTCCTCGCCTATGATGAACTTGGCTTGCCATCTTGCAACGGCACACTTGGCAAACTGGATTGTTGGTTAAAAACTTCTCTCGCACATCTTTATAGACTTCGTTCTGGCCTTTTCTCTTTGCAGATACTCGGCGTAGTTTCGCGCCTCGCTTGAGAGGGGTTTTGCGTTTAAGTGGAGAGCGTTTCATTGGTCAAAGAATGGAACATCGTGGGCACATAAATCCCTAAACTCTGGTATCTGCATAAGGGTTTTGTGAAGTGCGACTAGGTCTGCATTATCTCTTACAACTGCGTGATGGAAGTGAACCATCCAGTATCTTCCAACGCCCTGCCTAGTCTTTGGATATTCTTTAGAGCAACATCCTACGCACATAGCAAATCCATATTCTTCTTCAAAGCTTTTGAGTTGCCCGCTGTTCGGAACATAAAGCGTAGAGTGGCTAGAGTTCGGGCAGTAAGCCAAGGCTATTCTTGTAGGCTTCGTGGTTTTCATCGGTCAAAGAATGGAAGCACTATGCCAAGGATTGCGATTGCTACTAGCAAAACAATAAAGCACTCGTTCATTTGAATGCTCCTTCTGCTTTCTGAATGGTCACAAAGATTTGGTCGATGCCCTCTTGAATAGCCCTTTTAGCACATTCTGGGTCGCTGGGGTTTGCTCTGGCGGCCAAGCTCGAAGGCATAGCGTCCATTAGGTTTCTAATTGCTCCTAGCCATTTGCCGAACACTTCTCGCACCTCGTCCATTCTCACTAGCACTCTGGTTACTTCCTCGAACCGAGCGTGCTCCATTTCGGCTTCTGCGACTCGCTTTTTTGCTTCGCCCCATCCTTGAACTGCGGCTCGCATAGCAACTGGGTTTTGATTGTTTGCCGCCGTAGCTACCAATGAGTAAGCAACTACCTCGGCTTGCTTCGCTCGATTCAATCTGCCAAGCGAGGTTTTCGATTTGTATGACTCGGCATCCGAGTCTTTTAATGGCTCTGATGAGGTCGGGGATGGTATCCGAGCTATCTGTGATTTGCTCACCCGCTTCTGGTTGGCGAGCCTCCACCTTTGAGCGTCTGACTCGGAAGTGAGGGGCATTCCTCGCTTTACCATTCGAGACAACTGCCCCGCATCGATGCCCCACTTTTCTCGAAGTTCTTTTTGAGTAATCATTGGCTATGGTAACTGCGGAGGGATAGTCCTCATTCATTTGGCAAGCGTGGCCTTTTTGCCAGTAAGATTTTCCCATCGCTTCACAATTACATCGCAGTAGTTGGCGTCCAATTCCATAACGAATGCCCTTCTTTTGGTTTGCTCTGCACCCATAAGAGTTGATCCACTTCCTCCAAATAGGTCTACAACATTACATAGCCCCTTGTGGTTTTTGATTGCCCTCACAGACAATGCAACTGGCTTTTGGGTTGGATGAACATAGTTAAAATCTTTTTTCATCTCCCAAAGGTCAGATTCATTTTTTATTTCCTCGTCAATTTTTCCATTAAATAAACAGAATTCGTGCTGATGCCTATATCCAACCCCAAGTCCAAAAACATTTTTAGCCCAAACGATGCAAGTTTTATAGCTTAATTTTTCTTGCAAAATTCCGTAGAAATTCCAGTTGCACCATATATAATATGCATCTGGATTAATTTTTTTAATTGTGTTGCATACGCCTTGAATAAAGGACTCAAAATCTTCTTTTGATAGGTTGTCGTTTTTAATGATTTCGTGCTTCCCGCTTCTGCCATTGAACCCAACATTATAGGGAGGGTCTGTAAATAATAGCTGTGCTTTTTCTCCGTCCATAAGTCTTTCCACATCTTCCGTTTTAGTTGCATCCCCACAAAGCACTCGGTGTTCGCCAAGAAGCCACAAGTCGCCCAGCTTGGTAATTGCATCAACTGGAGCTTCTGGCACTTCGTCCTCGGTTACTTCTGGGTGTGCGTCCTCCATCATCAAAGCAATCTCGTCCATACCGAACCCGGTAATTTCCATATCCAGATCGCCAGTATCAATTTCCTCTAGGATATCTTTGAGCATCGGCATATCGAACTCTCCGCTTAACTTGTTGAGGGCTATGTTGGCCGCCTTCTCCTTCTGCTCATCCAGATCAACTGCCCACACATCAACCTCGGTTTTCCCCATCGCCTTATAGACCTTGAGCCTCTGGTGGCCTCCCACCACATTCCCAGTTCGCACATTCCAAGTGATCGGCTGGATGTTTCCGAACTCTGCTAGGCTCTTGGTCAATCGACCCATCGCCTCGTCTGTAATTTTTCTTGGGTTATATTTTGCCGAAGAAATTTCGCTGATTTTTTTGGTAAGCAAGCAGGGGTATTTCATAGTTGTTAAAAAAGTTACAAAAGATTTGTGGTGCAAGTGTTTGACATAAAGGTTCTTGGGTCAACTCCCACAAAAAGTTTGCGGTGGGAACCTGTTAAACTGGGATTTTTGGGCGCGGAAGCCTCCTAATTTTTTTTGGCCGACAAAAATTTTGGCCTTCAAATTTTACCGCCCGCCTCGACAAAAGCCTCAACGATTGGCCTTGCCTCCTCAACGAATTGTGTCCTTTGGGATGGTGTCCATTGGGTAGGGGTCTTACGCGCAAGCCATTGACGCGCCTTGATTATGTAGCTATGCCAAGCTTGCTCGGCCTTGGGGTTGCTGGTTTCGATGGGGTCTGGTAGTAGCCCAGTCCATAGGGCTAACTGCTTGAGACCACTAGGGCTTGGGGCTTGCAAGGATGGCCTTGCCTTGGCTACGCGCTCGTAACGCCTTGCTTGCTCCCCATTGATACCCGCAACCTCTTGTATGGTATCGAGGTCTAACCCCTCCACCCTTGCTGATAGCAGGAGGTCACCAGCATCGGCGGCCAGACCTATGGCCTCACCCATCTGCTCAATAGCGTTCTGCTTGGCCTTGTCTAAAAGCCTCACCGTTTTCTGCAATTCCATACCTATCTGTTTTTCGCTCATCTTGGGATTTCCTTCTTGGTTATGCGTAAGCCTCGGCCAACTCCTCGGCCTCGACTTCTGCGGGTGGTTCTATTTCACGAAACCTATGTTGTGCAAAGCCTCGCTCCGGGTGGGGTGGGGTCGTGCTTAATGGATTGTTGATGCCCTCCAAATAGACCACCACCTCCACTGCCTCTCCGTTCAACCCTACACCTATGCCTATGCCCCTAACTACATACTGCCTATCCTTGATTGGAAGAGCGTTGTAAAAGGCTAGGATGTCGGGCGGGAATCTATCGTCCACACACACTACTTTTGACCCAGTTGTCACCGTTTTTTCCCTCGCTTTTTTATGCCCTTTTCCCACGCTTCCTTGTTCCATTTGGGGCATTCCTCCCGCCTCTTTTTGTGAACTCGTAAGGCTCGTTCCTTGTAGATTTGTCGCACCCTTTCAGAGCGTTGAATGCGTAAAACCAGCCCGGTGCGTTGGCTTAACTCCGTGAGCCTCGCAGAAATGGCGGCTCGGGTGTATGGCTTTCCAGTCGAAGGGTTGATGTAACGCTTGGCTATTGAGGTTAGGCTATCTGGACTTCGATTGCTGGCTAGAGCTAATAAGGCTTCGTCCAAGGTATCGTCTCGCCTATGCCTCAACATCTGCGAATCGCCTTCGTGCTTGATGGTTTGCTCAACCACCTCTGCCGTGAGCTTTGCAAGCTGGTCTAGGTCAATGGCTGGGTTCATTGCCTTCATTTGTGCAAGCCGTTCCTTCACGCGATCTTCTAGGGTGTCGATGTGGTCGGCCATATTTGGCGTGTAGCTTGCCAAGATGCTGTCGGCTGGGTCTTGGCCTTGGCTTTGGTAGTTCATTGGATTTCTACAAGTGCTGTCCGTCCCACCCTTGCCAATTCCCGCTTTGCTTGCCGTTCCGTGGCATAGAAAAGGTCTACAACCGGGAGCTTGGTTTTGCCCGATGCCTTCCGTGATATTACTGCCGTCCCAGTATCGTGAGCGTGGTATGCCTTGCCCTCGATTAGTAGAGTCGTTCCGTAGGGGATGATTTTAGGGTCTACTGCACAAGATTTGCCAGAAACTAACCGTTTCCCAGTAGAGCTTTTATAACCAAACTCGTCCTCGCCTAACCAGTATGCCGTGATGCGAGCCTTGATTGTTTTCTTGGCTGGTGGCTTTGGGGTTTGAATCATTATGTTAGCCGCTTGGCTTGAGCATAAGAGCGTGATGGCTAGGATGATGATGGCTTTTTTCATCGTTAAGAAGTGGAGTCGCTCGCACAAGTGGCGGTAGCGTCTCGATGGGGATTCGTCTCCCTTGGTTCTTTTTCCTTCTGCGTTGTCAATCGGGGTCTTGAGCTTGTCGATCTGTGCCTCGATTGCCTTGGCCTCCATCTTGTTAATCTTCACGCTTCACCTCCGTCCAATGACATCGCTTGTTTGGCCTTTTAATCTTGCCCCTGCCCTCCAAATATCGTAGGTGGTACTGAATTGCTCCGTGGGTTTTCTTTAGCACCTCTGCAATCGTGCAAGTCGGAATCTCGTTGGTGATTAGCGTGAACACGGCGTCTCGAAGCATATCTATGGTCGCTTGGTTTCGAGTCGTTGCGTATAGCTTTTGCAGTTCCTTTCCGGGGTAGCGGTCAGAAAGAATGCCGTTGGCCTTGGCCTCTGGGGTTGTGTATGCTTCGTTCATTGAGTTTGCAACTTACTTTGAGTTTTTATTGAGGCAAGGGGTAGTTTTTGGTTGTTCAACATGCCACTTCAAAAGCATTCTATCCTCTGGGTTGCAGAAATAAACGAACCGATGTTTTTTGCTCCGTTCCTTCATATAAAAATTATCTCCATAAAGTTCTTCCAACATCTGCTTTTTGCTTTTCTTGTCTGTGGATTGTGGGACGCTGTTTGATACAGTTTTACTGTGCATTTTGATTCCCTTAACTTGATATTCTAAAACTGGCTTTGTTTGCCCAGTATAAATCCAATTTGTCGATCTATAAACTATGCCAGAATGGTTTTGCTCCGTGTCTGCGTAACTTACTATTATTAGGGATGGCCTTATTTTGCTTAACTCCCTTAACGCCCAACCGATGAATCTGCTTTCGCTATTTTTTGGGCAAATGTCATTCATCCAAAGCCTATTTAATTCATACACCCTTTCTTGGTTTTCTCTGCCACAAACTCCAATGCACAAATGCTGTGATGGTGGCTTACCGAATGTAATTATGCCAACCAGATTGTTATTAAAGAATGCTCCGAATGCCCAAGTTATAGGGGCTTTTCTGTGGGCATAGTGGCTTTCAACCGCAACAAGGTTGGCGGTGTGATTTGTGATTGGCCTAAACAAAAGTTGGAGCGGCGAGGTCGGAATTGCACCGCCATCCTCCCCTTGGAATAGGGGAAGCTCTACTGTTGAGCTATCGCCGCCAAAACTCACAAATAATACTCCGCTACGCTCTTTCCGCTATTGGTTTTGATGGTTCGCTTCTGCACATCGTAACCAGCTTTCCGCAAATCACAAACTCGGCTTGCCAAGCGAAAGCACTTAAACCAGTCGAGTGCCTCCAAAGCCGTGAGCGTTCGCCCAGATTGTAAGTGGGCTAGGATGCGAGCGTTCTGGTCGTGGCCTTCCGTCTTTACTGGATGAGTTGTCCTCATAAATGGCAACTCAAACTGCTCCGCTTCAATCATAGCAATCATTTTGTGTTCCTCCCAGTTGCTTTTCTTGCTTTGAAGTTTCTATTCTTGGCATTGAGAACGCTTGTAGGGTGACATCCCCAAGCCTTTGCAATATCTCGAAGTGAAAGCCCAGACTCGTGTTGAGCCCTCCAAATCTCCCAACGCTTCATAACAACCGCGTGGGTTCGATTGCCCCTCGCCCTATATTTTCCGTAGGTTGGCACTAAATCCTTTGGAATGTCTAGGGGGGTAGTTGTACCCATAACTAGGCCAGCAAGCCCTTTAGAGGCCAATTCTGCTCGATTGTGTGCCATCTGTGCGGTGAGTGTCGTTACCATTTGCTCGAACTCTCTAATTCTGTCCTCGCACATCTTAACCCTATGGATTGTGGCCGCTAGGACTAACTCGTTCACGGACACCCCGCATTCACCCACTCGGCGTGAGTATTAAACCCTGCCAGTTTGTATGTTGGTGGTGATTCACACCCCGACTTGTGTATTTTTTTCATTGGTTGATTTCCTTTAGTTGGTTGTTGGTTGCTCCGCCTCTGACAGTTTCTTGCACACGCTCGCCAGTCCTTAACCGATGCCCTTCCACCCACCTTCCATCCGTTGCTCTCATAATAATCAAAAGCACTTTCCACATCCGTTCCTATCCAGCCAATTTCTTTTGCATACCCAATCCAATCCGAACGAATCGGACGCTCCTGCGTCCTTGTATTATCTAGCTTCTGGCTTCTGGCTTCTAGCTTCTGCCTTGGACTTTCGGTGGGACATTTGCTGGACATTTGCTGGACATCTCCGTGACGCATACGCATCTTCCTATTAGCGTCTGACTTACGCAACTGCTCGTCCTTAACCATTCTGCGTGAAATGATGGTCTCTTTGTCGAATGAGAACACGCCCGATGCGTGCAACTCATCCATCAACTCCGATGTGCGTTGTGGGGTTAGACCACAGATTCTAGCAAGCTGTTCGCTTCTGGCTGGGTTGCCGCCGATAAGCAAATATCCGTGTCGATCTGACTTTGCCATCAAGCAAATCATATCTGCCCAAAGACCTCTAGCTTCGACCGAACAAGACCGCAGAGCCTCATCAGAAAGCCAGTCAGCCACAAAGAATTTAATCCACGGCAACTTCACTTCTTGGCTTTTTCCATATCTATCTTTTGATATTTCTTGGCTCGTTCTAATAGCTCTTTAGTGATACGATGCGAGTAATCTAGGTGGCTAATGATGTCCTTATAATTCTCACGCTTTGCGTGGTCGAAGTCCTTGAATAAATCCTTCAACCTCTTTGATACGATTGCGTGGAACTCGTCCACAAGTTTTAATCTTTTAACGCTCATTTCTTTTTAATCCTTTCTAGAATATCTTTTCCCAAATCCCACAATGCTCCGCTCACGAATATGATTGTGAGATAGAGACTCAAGCACCCTAAAGCGATTACGAACAAGTCCCACAAAACTTTCCCTATGAATAAAAGGAAAGTCACCATTTGGGTGCAGTCGGCCAGCTTGACCAGAGCCGAATGTCCTTTTTAAGTACCTCGCCAAACGCACACACAAAGCGATCATCGAGATACCTACCGCTAAAGACCACACCGCCACAATCCATAAGAATTCTCTCATCTTTTTTAGGACTCTCCTTGGCTGTATGCCATTGAATCATTGACCATTTCGTCTCTGGAACTTGAACATCAACGGACATCTGAAAGCCTCCGAATAGCTGTCACCACTTCGTTGAGGATTTCTTTAATCACTTGATCTTCTGTTCCGTCTGATAGGCGTTGCACGAGTTCGGCACACCTCTCCCTTTCGAGAGTAGTGGCCTTTCTCATCGCATCGTTAATAATGTCTTGGATTAGTTCAGAATGGGATTTCATCGTTGGGATTTCCTTTCGCTATCGCATCGGCCTCTGCAAGAATCTCTGCGATGATTTCATTTCTGATTATATCGTTCTTGTATGGCTTACCATCTGCACCGGGCTTGAGGTCTTGCTTGTATAACCACTCCAAGTAATCTAATCCCTTGTTTCCAAATGCGGCGATCTCACGAAGGGTCGAGCCTTTGTGCTTGCCGAACTTCAGTTCCATATCTCTAGGCTCACCGCCATTTGTCTTGACCGCAACTCCGTTGAGCTTTGCTGTGATGTCTACTAGGTCTGCTTTGCTTATCGAATCAGACTTAACCTTGTCTAGCTTAACTGGCTTGGGTGCTTGTTCGTATTTGTCTGTGTTGATGTCCTCAAACCCTCCGTGTGGCACTTCCTCGGCTGGGGTAGTTGAAAGACTTTTATCAATCAACACTACAATATGGGCAAAGGCAGAGCGACAAGCCCTGCTGATTGCTCTTGTCTGGCACATAGCCCTTTTAGCATAAGTGGGTCGGCTTGCCCACATCGGCTCATCGTCACCCAAGAACCCCTCGGCACTCGATATGACTTGCCCATTATCCATTCGCTTCACCTCACCGATGCAACGATAGCCGTCCTCAAGACGCTCTACATCTCTTGCAGAGGCTACGCATCCGTGAGCTACTGCGATGGATTGCCAGCCCTCAACTCGCACATATTTTTTATCGCCCTTGCCTATTTGCTGGGCTGTCTCCATTACGATTGCCCTACACACGCCAGCTACATCCGTAGCTTGTCGCATATAGTTTTGCACTCCGTTGGAGTGGCCTAGGCCGTGGTCATTCTTTAATACTATCTGTTCATTCATTTGCTTATTCTCCTTGTTGGTTGTGGGCTACTCGTATCGGTACACGCCGAAGCCCTCTTCATTTTCTCTTGTGCTTTCGGGTAAGTTCAAAGCGGAAAGATCGTGCTTGGTGTCGAACTCTGTGTCTGGATGCGGATAAGGCGGCTGTGCCTTTTGCCTTGCGACCTCGGCATCATAATCGCCAAACATTTTTTGATATTCTTCTGGGGTCAATGGTCGGCAACAACCACAATCACAATCACTCATTTTGTAATCCTTTCATTTATGGTTTTGATTATCGGGGAAAGCCATTTGGTGCTTATATCGTGGGATGGCACACGGAAAACTAGGATGCCCATTGAGGCGGCAAGATTGTATTTCTCCATATCGTTCAAGAACCCGGAGGGTCTGGTGTGTCTGCCTCTTGTCCAAACACCGCCCTCTAATTCAATAGCTATTCCAAAAGAATAATAATCAAAACGAAACCTTCTTCCCTCGGCGAATTTGTATTCCTTTTTTAGCTCCCCACCACCCAGACTCTTCCAAAGAATCTCAAACTTGGCAGATGGGGTTAGCTTCATTTTAGTTACGCCCCACCCAGCTCTTGCTAGGTAGGACTAGCTCTGGCTGTTTGGGCTTGTTGCCTTCTGCAATAATCTTATCTAGGCGATCTAGGTCTGCGGCAAC